GCCATATTCTGAGTGGTTGTTAAAATGCACTGGTAAGAGGTATCGCTATGCTCAGAAAAGTTAAACTTTATGGAGAACTAGCTGACTTTGTAGGTCATAAAGAATTAGACGCTGTAATAAATTGTACTGCCGATGCTATACGTTTTCTTGTTAGTAATTTTCCAAAGTTAGAAGCACATATGGCAGATAGATATTATAAAGTGCTTGTTGATGATTATGAAATAGGAGAAGAAGATATACATAATCCAATAGGACAATCAGATATAAGTATTGTTCCTGTTATTGCTGGTGCAGGTGGAGGTTTAGGTAAAACTTTATTAGGAGTAGCAATGATTGGATTAGCATTTGCAATGCCTGGTGCAGTATTTAGTGGCACAGGATTTTCAGCAGCAGCAGGTTTTAGTGGATTTCAAGCAGCAGTAGGTAATTTAGGTATTGCTTTAACTTTAATGGGTGTAAGTGAAATGTTGTTTCCTTTACCTAAACCACCTGATTTTTCAAATGAAGAAGATCCAAGAATATCATTTAGTTTTTCTGGTGTTCAAAATACATCTAGGGCTGGTACTTCTCACCCAATAGCCTATGGTGAGATAGTAACAGGATCAGTTGTTATCTCTGCTGGTATTGACACCAATCAGGTACAAGCATGACAGATAAAATTATTAGAGGTTCTGGTGGTCCTCCTCCAACTCCACCATCTCCAACAAGAGCACCTGATACTTTAAACAGTAGGCAGTTTGCTACGATTCAAGATTTATTATCTGAAGGAGAGATAGAAGGTTTTGCTACTCCATCAAAAGCAGGACTTACAAAAGGAACTACAGCTTATAACAATGCAGCATTGAAAGATATATTTTTAAACGATACTCCTATTCTTAATTCAAGTGCTGATAATAGTAATCCTCAGACAACAGACTTTAATTTTCAAAATGTAGGATTTACTCCTCGTTTTGGAACGTCAAACCAAGAGCATATTCCAGGTATTGAAAGTAGTCAATCACTAACGAGTGTTGGAGTGACAGTAACAAATTCCACTCCCGTTACTCGTCAAATAACAAACACAAATGTTGATGCTGCAAAAATAACAATTACATTTCCACAATTACAAAGAGCTACTGATGAGGGGGATTTATTAGGTTCTACTGTTGAGTTAAAAATACAAGTTCAATATAATAGTGGTGGTTTTAATGATGTTTTATCAGATACAATCACAGGTAGAACTGCTGATGCGTACCAAAAAGAATATAGAGTAAGTTTTACTGGAGCTTTTCCAGTTGATATAAGAGTTGTAAGAATTACAGCAGATAGCACATCTTCAAATCTTGTTGATGCTTTTGCTTGGACAAGTATTGGTGAAATTGTTGATGATAAACAAAGATATTTAAACAGTGCTTATACAAATTTAAGAATAGATTCTGAACAATTTAGTTCTATACCAAAAAGAGCTTTTCGTATTCGTGGGGTAAAAGTAAGAATACCAGGAGCAGGAGCATCCAACTCTGGTACTCCTACTGTTGATTTACAAACAGGAAGAATTATTTACCCAAGTGGTTACATATTTAACGGAACAATGGGTGCTGCTGTTTGGTGTTCATGTCCTGCAATGGTACTTCTTGATCTTTTAACTACCGAAAGATATGGGTTTGGAACGCATATTACAGATAGCAATTTAGACTTATTTAGTTTCGTAGCAGCTAGTAGATATGCAAATGAATTAGTATCAGATGGATTTGGAGGACAGGAAGCAAGATTTAGTTGCAATGTAAATTTACAAGGATCTATGGAAGCGTACACACTAATTAATGAATTAGCTGGTGTTATGAGATGTTTCCCAATATGGTCTGAAGGTTCTGTAACTATTACACAAGATAAACCAACAGATCCAAGTTATTTATTTAGTTTGGCAAACGTAGGTGAAGGTGGTTTTTCATATTCTGGTAGCAGTTTAAAACAAAGACATACTGTTATTTCTGTCAGTTATTTTAATATGGATAGCAGAGAAATAGATTATGAGGTTGTAGAAGATACTGCTGCACAAGCAAAGTTAGGAATAATAAAAAAAGATGTCAAAGCATTTGCCTGTACTTCTCGTGGTCAAGCTCAAAGACTAGGTAAGGCAATACTATTTAGTGAGCAGAATGAATCTGAGGTAGTTAGTTTTACAACATCAATAGACGCTGGTGCGATTGTTAGACCTGGATCTGTTATTTCTATTAACGATCCTGTTCGTGGTGGAGAAAGAAGGTCAGGAAGAATAAAAACAGCAAGCACTACGCAGATTACTGTAGACAGTACACAAGATTTAGATACGTTTACTGGAACGAATAAAAAGTGCAGTGTTATTTTGCCTAATGGAACAGTTGAGACCAAAAACGTAACTGGAATTGTAGGCAGTGTAATTACATTAGACTCAGCTTTATCTGCAACACCAAATGTAAATGCTATATGGCTGCTTCAAAGTTCTACTTTAGAGGCACAGACATTTAGAGTAATAACTGTTGAGGAACAAGATGGTATTAATTATGCAATTACAGCGTTAACTTATATTGATGGAAAATATAACAATATTGAACAAGGAATTAGTTTACCAGCAAGAAGTATATCGTTATTAAACGAACCAAAAAGTCCTCCTTCTGGTCTTAGTGCGGAAGAAAGAATTGTTGTAATTAATAATTTAGCTGTAAATAAGTTAATTTTATCTTGGGTATCAGTAACAGGAGTTAGTCAATATCTTGTTCAATATAGATTTAACAATAGTAACTGGGTAAATGAAGTTGTGTTTAGACCTGACTTTGAAATACTAAATACGGAGGCTGGAACTTACGAATTTAAAGTTTATTCTTTTAATGCTGCACTAAAGTTATCTGTTACTTCTTCTGATCTTACTTTTAACGCAGTTGGTAAAACTGAAGCTCCTAGTGATGTTCAAAATTTAACAATGGAGCCTGTTACTAATAAACTAATAAGACTAAGATGGACAGAATCTACTGATCCTGATGTTATTCACGGAGGTAAAGTTTATGTTCGTCATAGTAATAAAACAGATGGTAGTGGCACGTTTCAAAACTCTATTGACTTGATTGAAGCTCTTGCAGGAAATACTACAGAAGCAGTAGTTCCAAGTCTTGATGGAGAGTATATTCTTAAATTTCGTGATGACCAGGGAAACTTTAGTACTGGAGAAACTTCTGTAATTTTAGATTTACCTGATTTAATAGATAGTCAACAGATTTTATCCGATAGAGAAGATACAGACTCTACACCTTTTGGTGGAACTAAAACCAATGTTGCAGTATCAGCAGGAGCTTTACAATTAACTGATCCATCTGCAAATCTTACAGGTACTTATGACTTTGCAACCACTTTAGATTTAGGTGCTGTATTTTCTTTAAATCTTCAACGAGTAGTACAGAGCATAGGCTTTACTGTTGGTGCAGCGAATACAATAGATGCTTTGATACCTACTGGTACGTTTTGGGATGACTATGCCCAGAATGGTAATTTTGATGGTCCTGCCATTAATGATGTTAGTGCATCTATGGCTGTAAGAACTACTGAAGATAATCCTTCATCGGGTTCTCCTACATATACACAATTTAATACTTTTGCAAATGGAACATTTAAAGGTAGAGGGTTTCAATTTAGAACAACTTTAAAATCTGAAAGTGTTGCTCATAATATTTCTATTCAGCAACTTGGTATAACTGCTGCATTTGAATCAAGAACTGAAAGAAGTTATGTAAGTGGTGGAACTACATCTACTGCACCATTATCTTCTGGAACTTCCTCATCAGGATTAGATGTAACCTTTGGTAAACCATTTTTTACGGGAACTTCTAGTCTTGGAGGAGTAAATGCTTTCTTACCTTCTGTTGGTATTACAATACAAGGTGCTGCAAGTGGAGACTATTTTGAACTTTCTAATGTATCAGGAACAGGATTTAATATTAAAGTTAAAAATGGATCAAGTTTCATAAACAAACAATTTACATTCCAAGCTGTTGGATATGGCAAAGGGGTGTAATATGGAGGAAAAGATTTATTAAATGGCACAGGTCGGTAATAAAAATATAGATAATGCTTCTGGTCAGGTCGTAAGGCTAGATATTCAAAACACTTTAGCAGCAGTAGCATCAAATAATTTTGGAGCAAAAACATCTGCTGGTGAAGTGCAACCAGCCGAATTTGTTGCTGATAGTTCTACAACACCAAAAAAATTATTGATAAGATCAACGAGTGGTAATAGTGCTGCTGCGAGTGCAACATTTTTTGAGGTAGGAAATTTAGACGAAGCGAATTTAGGGTTATTGTTGAAAAGCGGTGGTACGATGACAGGTCAGTTACTGGGAGATGATTCTTCTGGTGCTGGCACACCAGCTTATGCTTTTGATGGAGATGCTGATACAGGAATGTTTAGATCAGGTGCTAACTCTTTAGGGTTTTCTACTGCTGGCACACAAAGATTTTCAGTAAGTGATTCTGGATTAGATATTACAGATGGTTTACCTCTTAGATTTCAAGATTCTAGTGGTTCACCTTTTGTTTCATTAAAATCACCATCTTCATTATCAGGAAATATAGCTTTAACACTTCCATCAGCTATAACAAACGGTGGTTTTTTACAGACAGATGGCTCTGGAAATTTAAGTTTTCAAATTGTTAATGGTGTTCCAAGCGGTTCTGTATTTTGTATGGCTGTAGCTACTATTCCTACGGGATATTTAGAATGTAATGGAGCAGCAGTTAGTAGAACAACTTATGCTGCCTTGTTTGCGATAATCGGTACAACTTATGGAACGGGTAATGGATCAAGTACTTTTAACATTCCTGATTTAAGAGGTGAATTTGTTAGAGGTTTTGATAATGGTAAGGGAACAGATTCGGGAAGATCAATAGCAAGTTCTCAGGGAAGTGCTAACTTAAGTCACGGTCACTCTGTCAGTGCATCTGTAAATGATTCGGGTCACGTTCATGCAACCAGTTTTGATAATAAAAAGTACTTTCCAGGTGGAGGCTCTACAAGTATTGGATATGGTGGTGCTGGTGGTTATCCTGCTGACGTTTTTACAATGAGTAATGCTACAACAGGAATTAGTGTAAGTATTTCCCAAAATAATGCTGGTGGTGGTGAAGCTAGACCTCGTAATATAGCTATGATGTACATAATAAAAGTTTAACTATGGCAATCGAACCTGGCATATATAACTTCACGCTTCAGAGAAGATCAGATCACACGATTCCGCTTGTTTTTAAGGATTCTAATAATGCTGCAATAAATCTTACTGGATTTACTGTAGCTGCACAGGTTTGGGAAGAAACACGCACCACAAAATATGCTGACTTTTCTGTTACCTACACGGATAGAGTCGCTGGATCGGTAAGTATTACTCTTACTGATACTCAAACTGCTACATTTACTCCTGATCTTTTAAAATATGATGTGTTATTAATTGATGCTTCGGGGTCTAAAGAATATTATTTAGAGGGTACAATATTTGTAAGCGAAGGTTACACTACAACATGAGTAATGTAAGTATTACAACTGAAAAGAACACTGTTACCGTTAACGGTGATACTAATGTTGTAACGGTTGCAACTCAAGGTCCACAAGGGCCAGCTTTTGCAGCAACAGGTACTTCTTTAAATGATTCCAACAAAGTCAACAATTCAGTAGTGTATTTTGATTCAACAAGTGGTACATTTAAAGCAGATCAAACTCGCACCGTTGAAAATCTTGTAGACGGAGGAAATTTCTAACATGGCAAACACCTTAAGAATTAAAAGATCTACTGGATCGTCAGCACCTACTTCATTAGCCAATGCAGAACTAGCGTTTAGTGAAGGTAACGAAACCCTATTTATAGGAAAAGGAACGGGTGGTGCTGGAGGATCAGCTACAAGTGTTATAAAAATTGGTGGTATCGGAGGATTTTTTGATAAAGATACAGTAAGAAGTGCAAATGCTGTTTTATCTGGCCCTACAACTGGAAGTGATGCTGCACCTACATTTAGAGCTTTAGTTGCTGCTGATATTCCAAGTATTGCCCACACAAAAATTAGTGACTTTGATGCAGGAGTTAGAACAAATACTTTAGACCAAATGGCTGCTCCAACTGGTGCGGTTTCATTGAACTCTCAAAAAATAACAGGACTAGCAGATCCCACTGGTGATAATGACGCAGCAAATAAGGGTTATGTAGATGGAGTCGCACAGGGATTAGATGTCAAAGATTCTGTGGTTGCTACAACCACTGCGAATGGCACATTATCTACTGCATTTGCTAATGGTCAATCTATTGATGGTGTAACGCTGCAAACTGGTGATCGAATCTTAATTAAGAATCAAAGTACCGCATCGCAAAACGGTATTTATAATGTAAACGCATCTGGAGCACCATCAAGAGCTACAGATATGGCTACAGGAGCTAATGCTGCTGGTGCTTTCGTATTTGTAGAACAGGGAACAGTTAATGCAGAAAATGGATTTACTTGTACTTCTGATACTGGATCTGCTGTCGTTGGAACAAATAATCTAACATTTGCACAGTTCTCTGGTGCTGGTCAGATAATAGCTGGTGATGGTCTTGATAAATCTGGTAATACTTTATCTGTTGATCTAAAAGCTAACGGTGGTCTTGTAATTGAATCTACAGAACTAGCTGTCAAATTAGATGCCAGTTCAATCACTGGAACGCTTGCCATAGGAGATGGTGGAACAGGAGCCACAACAGCTTCAGCAGCCCTGACAGCACTTGGTTTATCTAACTATGCAAAGACATTAATAGATGATGCGGATGCTGCTGCTGCTCGTACAACATTAGGTCTTGGCAGTATTGCTACCCAGGCTGCCAACTCTGTTGCAATAACAGGTGGTTCGATCACAAACTTAACAACATTTGATGGTATAACCATAGACGGTGGTAGCTATTAATCTTAAGGAGGTTATAGCTCATGGCTAATGTAATAAAACATAAAAGAGGTTCTGGTAGCGATCCAGTTGCAAGTGATCTTGTTGTAGGTGAAGTAGCGATAAGAACTGATGTTGGTAAGTTATTTACCAAGATGGACAATGGCAGTGTTGCTGAGATCGCTGGTGGTGGTAGTGATATTGCAATAAATACACTTAGTTCATCTTCTGGAACGGGTGGTGGTAGTGCAACATTCAACGGATCTGCGTATAGATTTACTCTTAGCCAACCTCCTTCTGTATCAGCACAGCAACTGTTAGTAAGTATTAATGGTGTTATACAAAAGCCAGTAGCAGGAACAGGCCAGCCAAGTGAAGGATTCAGTGTTGATGGAACGGATATTATCTTAGGTGACGCTCCAGCAACAGGTAGTGACTTTTTTATTCTTACATTTAAAAGTCTTGGAGTAAGCGAACCAGCAGACAATAGCGTTACAAGTGCGAAGATAGTAGATGGAGCGATTGTAAATGCGGATATAAACGCAAGTGCAGCGATAGCTGGAACAAAGATTTCACCTGATTTTACAGGAGCTATTACTGGTACAGTTTCTAGTGCTAATACCACTATGCTCAACTTAACGGCAAACATGGGTACTAATAACAATAGACCTTTAGTGATAAAAGCACCAGCCACAGATTCATCCTCAGAGCCATTTATTATATCAACAGGTAACTCTCTTCAAGTTAATATTGATGATCAAAAAACATTGTTCATAGATAGTAATGGACAGGTAAATTTACACCATGACGGAAGTACAGACGCAAAGCTACATACAAGTTCTACTGGGGTTTCTGTAACAGGAGCTATCACTGGAACTGGTGATCTGACCATTGACACCAATACTTTACACGTTGACTCTTCTAACAATCGGGTTGGTATAGGTACAACAAGTCCTTCTGTTAAAACTCAAATATCAGTAAGTGATACTACTGCATATTCAGCCAGTACAATTAGTGCTAATCAATTTCAACTTTCAATAACTAATACTGGTGCTGCTGGTGTAGCAGGGCTTCTTTTTGTTACTGAACCTAGCTCTGGTAATGGTGGTCATTGTGGAATTAGAGCTTTATCAACAGGAAGTGGTGACTCTGCTCTTACGTTCTCAACAAGAGGAAGTAGCACCCAAGCAGAACGTATGCGTATAGATTCGTCTGGGAACGTTGGTATAGGTATAACTCCTAATGAAAAACTTGTTGTAAATGGTAATTCGAGTGTAACAGGTGCTTTATTTATTACCTCGAATACTTCTACTCCTTCTGCTGGTGCTTTCTTATATAGACCAGCATCTAATACATTAGCACTTGGATCTAATTCAACAGAACGTATGCGTATAGACTCGGCTGGTCGGGTTGGGATAGGCGATACTTCTCCAGATAGAGAACTTGTTGTAAAAAATGCTTCAAGCAATGCAACTATAAAAATAGAAGCAAGTAATACTAGCACTTCTCAACTAATGTTTTCTGATAGTGATGTTGAAAATGTAGCTAGAATCGCTTTATTTCATGGATCGGGAGCAGATCAAAATACACTTAATTTTGAAACGGCTGGTACATCTAGATTAGCAATAACTTCGTCTGGGAATGTTGGAATTGGAACAATAAGTCCTACAGATAAATTACACGTTGTCGGTACGACTTTGCTTGCAGGAAATAGTTATGTAACTGGAAATCTTTATGTTTTAGCTGATAATAAGAAAATTTTTGCTGGGGCTGGTTCTGATGCTCGTATGTATCATGACGGAACGGACAGTTATTTTGATAGTGTTACAGGTAATTTATACCTTTATAATCATGCTTCTGCTAAAAATATTACATTTGGTACAGAAGGTAATAGTAGATGGTACATATACAACAATGGTCATTTAGTACCTAATGGTAACGATACTTTTGATATAGGTACAACCAGTAACAGAGTAAGAAACATCTACACCAATGACCTTAACTTATCTAACGAAGGTGGATCGAATGATGTTGACGGAACTTGGGGTAGTTTTACAATACAAGAAGGTGCAGAGGATCTCTTCTTGATTAACAAACGCAATGGTAAAAAATATAAATTTAATCTAATGGAGGTAAGCTAATGGCTATAAATTTTGGAGATGGTAGTGTACAAAATTTTTCTGCAAAAGTTATACAAGTAAAACGAAACTTAAGATCTAGTGAAATTCAAACAAGTTCTACTAGCATGCAAGACGTTTTAACTATAGGTATTACTCCTAAATCTAGTAGTTCAAGAATACGTTGCGAATTTACAGGTGTTGCGTATGTACAACAGGAACCAGATGGACTAAGAGGAAGATTTTATGATGACACTGATGGTAACAGATTTGGAACAGGTTTAAGTAGTGACGATCCATTACTTTATCGTTTTGATTTGCAAGGTGGACACAGTGGTAATATTTTTGCTTATGCTGGTATTATTTGGAGAGCAGATGAAGCTTCTTGGGGTGCAGGTACTAACAAAAATATTAAATTTCAACTATCTTCTGCAAATGGTGGTAATGTTGGATTTATAAGCTCATTTTTACCAGCAACTTTTACAATAGCGGAGGAAATAGAGTAATGAGTTTGCCTTATGATGTAATAGTATTTGAAGCTTGTAAAAGATTAAATTCTAAAATTGTCACTATTAATGGAAGTGGAGATGACTTAGTTGCAACTGATGAATCAGGTGCAGAAATAACATTAGATAAAACTGCTCTTGAAGCTGAAATAAAGAAAATTGCAGCAGAAGAAGCTGCTGTAAAGTATAAAGAAGATCGCAGTTTAGCTTATCCAAGGCTAGGCGATTTTGCAGATGCTATGTATTGGAATAGTAAAGGAGATTCCAGTAAACTAACAGCATATTACGCTGCCTGTGAAAAAGTAAAAATGGACAACCCAAAACCTAGTTAATTATGGCACTTACACAGATCAGCACTCAAGGTATTAAAGACGGCACTATTACTGGATCGGATCTTGCCACCAATATAGACCTGGTTGATAACCAAAAGCTAAGACTTGGAACAGGTAATGACCTAGAAATTTATCACACAGGAGCAGCTTCATTAATTGATAATAAAAATGCTAATAATTTTTTTATAAGAAATTTAGCATCAAATATCTATTATGACGCACTTACTCATAACTTAAGAAATTCGGCTGGAACTGAAGTTATGGCCGTTTTCACTACAAACGGATCAGTAGAGCTATATCACGACAACAGTAAAAAGTTTGAAACCACAAGTGCTGGAGCTACAGTTACAGGTACATTAACAGCTACATCATTTAGCGGTGACGGATCAAACCTTACAGGTATAGATTCTGACGTGGTAAATGACACATCTCCGCAGTTGGGTGGCCCGTTGAATACAAATGGTCAGATAATAAAATGGCCTGATAGTACTGGAACAACAGTTAATAGAGCAGTATTTGGGGCTGGCGATGATTTAATGATCTATCATAATGGTTCTAATTCTGTTATTAGAGAGCAAGGTACAGGTGATTTAAATATTCAAACTACTGGTGGTAATGTACAAGTTTTTACTAATACAACTGAAACATCTGCAAAATTTATTAGTGATGGAGCAGTAGAGCTATATCACAATGGCAGCAAAAGGTTTGAGACTTCAAGTGATGGAGCTACATTTAGTGGGAGTGCTTTATTTCCTGATAACCAAAGGATAAAAGTTGGAGGAGATGCCTCGACTCCAGACTTACAAATTTGGCATGATGGTAGCCATACAAGGATGCAACATCAAGGAACTGGTCAATTTATTATTTATGGAAATGATAATGACCAAGTAAAACTAATGAAGGGGTCTAGTGAAGAAGGAATTATATTAAATAATAATGGAAATGTTGAGTTATATCACAACAACAGTAAAAAGTTTGAGACTACAAGCACTGGTGTAAGTGTTACTGGCGGCATAACTGCTGATGGTACAAGTGAATTTACTGCCAATGTAAAACTTGATGGTGGTACTGCTGGTAGAGATATTACTTTTCTAAGAGATTCTAATAAACTTAGGTTTCAAGATAATACAGTGCTTTCATTTGGAGATAGCGATGATTTATTAGTTTTCCATAACGGAACTATAATGAGATTCGTTCATCAATTAGCAGGTTCAAATATAGAATTTCAATCTGACAATTATGTTTTTAGAGATAAAGATAATAGCGATTTAATGATAAGAGCTCTTCATGACGGAGCAGTAGAGCTATATTACGACAACGCTAAAAAGTTTGAGACGTATGCTAATGGGTGTACTGTTACAGGTAATTTAAACGCTGGTAATGTAGATCTTGCTGATAATGCAAAAGCTCGGTTTGGTACTTCTAATGACCTAGAAATTTATCACGATGGAACGGACAATATTTTTCAAAGTAATGGACTTAAAAATTTTATTTTTAGACCTAAAGATACTGATGTAGGTTTAAAAATTATAGGCGATGGAGCCGTAGAGCTATATCACAATAATAGTAAAAAATTACATACATTTGATAGCGGTGTAGTCATTTCTGGTGATGCACAATGGATGGATGGAGATGATGCTCAGTTTGGTTCTAGTGCTGATCTAAAAATTTTTCACAATGGTACAAATAGCTACGTTAGAAATAGTACAGGTCAATTATTAGTTGGAGGATCTGGCGGTAATTTAGTACTTGAGGCTTTAGGTGATGTGAGGACAGTGACTTGGGAAGGGGAGAGCATGATAGAAGCCAAAAGAAACGGAGCAGTAGAACTTTATCATAACAATAGTAAAAAGCTTGAAACTACAAGTTCTGGAATTGATGTTACTGGAGCTATAACTGTTAATGGTTCTGCTCTTACTGGAGGAAAAGTTTTACAAGTAGTTTCTGTAGTAAAAACAGATACTGCCTCTAACTCAACAGGCTCTCAACAAACTTGGGAATATAACAACAGTAGTTTAAGAGTTCAAATTACTGGTAGTAGCACAAATAATAAATTTTTGTTTATAGGGCAAGTAACTACTGGTGGTGAAATTTCAACTCATATAGGTTTGAGGGATGGAGAAACTAGTAGTAATGTTACAGGAATGATGGCTTCAAATGATGGCAACACAAGATCATCTACATCAGGTCATGACCATGGTGACTCTCACTCTGCAAGTACTGTTCCTATTATTGGTTTAATAAGCGTACCTGATACAAACCAACATACTTATTATTATCAGTTTTCACATACCTCTGGAGGTACAATTACACTTTATCTAAACAGAGGCTCAAACACTGGAAATAACGCTGAAAGAGGGCGTTATATTTCATCACTAACAGTTATGGAGATTGCAGGATGAGCAAAGCTAAATTATTGGATCACGAGGCTATACGCAAAGCGTATCCAAATGTCACTTTTATTGATGACACAGATTCAGTAATTCAAGACGCTGAAGGTAAAGATGTTACGGTAGAGCAATCACAGATAGATGCTGCTAGAGTTGAATTAGATAAATTAAATTATCAAACAGAAAGAGAAAGAGAGTATCCAGATTGGGGTACTCAGCTAGATTATATTTACCATAATGGAATTGAAAAATGGAAAGCAGATATAGTTGATCCTGTTAAAAACAAATATCCAAAACCTAGTTGAATTTATAACAAATTGCTAGTATTATTATGGTAATACAATATCAATCTAATGGCAGTTGATCCAAAACAAAAATTAGAAGCCTTAAACTCTGAACTACAGCAGATAGTAAACAATTATAATCAAGCTACTCAAGTAGTAGAAAACTGTAAACAAAAAATATTTGAACTTAAAGGAGCAATAGCTGCTGTTGAAGATATTTTAAAACCAGAGGAAGAAGAAACTACTTAGATTTTTCTACCATCTGACGTTGTATTATTCCTAATGTGACGTACAAAGGTGATAGACCTATAATTAGTAATAACACCGCTATGCTCATAACAGACATAGCTCTTAAAACTGCAAACTTTATCATGTTTCAAAAAATCGCTAACATTTTGAGTATTGTCTCATTTGTAATGGTAGCTTCTATGAGTGGTGGAGCGTACTTTGGTTACAAGTATTTAACATCTGAAAATTTTAAAAGCCAAGTTATGAATGAGATTCTTGGTAATGTACAAGGTATGATGCCAAAAATATTAGATAATGGTTTACCTAAAATGACAGGTCCATCTATGCCGATTATCAAATGAACTGTTGGCACTGTAAGACAGAATTAATTTGGGGTGGAGATCATAGCTTAGATGAAGAAGATTATCCATTAAGATCTGGAGAGTACAGCATGATAACTAATTTATCCTGTCCTAAATGTTACTCATTTGTAGAAGTTTACCTTCCTAGAGATGCCTACGATTGATATACCTGATATAAGTATTTCTGAGATATATATTCCAGACGTTCCAGAAATATATACCCCACATTATTTAACTATTACAAAGCCACCAGATATAGATGTTCCTGGTTGTACTTATCAACATCGTGATATAAAAAATACTGGTAATCGTAATTTATTATTGGAAGATCCAAATGGTGTATTTACAACGTGTGATTTTC